AAACTCTTCAATGAATATGCAAAGTTCTGATAGTAATCATTATCTTGTACTCTCTGATAGAATTCACTTAGTTTACCAGTATCTTTCTCCCATCCAATTCCCTTCTCAATACTACTATCAACTTCAAAGTAACCTTCATAGTCATCCATTGATTCGATAGTACCACCAGCAAGAGAATATCTACCCCTTACTTTGTCTCCTGTATGCAAACCAACTAAACTACTTACACGTAGTACACTTAGTTTCTTACCATTTCCTGTGATAACATCTACATCATCACTCAATGGTTCACCATCTAGGAACTTACCTTCAGTTAGACCTAAACTAAACTTAGCAATATCCTTATCATTAGATACAGATCCAAATTTCTGGAAATCATGGAAACCAGGATCTTGGTCTACTTTGTAAGTAATAGTAGCAGAATCAATCTGACCAAAGGCAGTATTGATACCAGTTAGAGTAAAACTCGTATATTCATGCTCTGCAGAATTGAAACCAAGACCAGAACTTACACCAACGTTCTCAACAAATACCTTATCACCTACAGCAAATGGTAATGGATTTGTTGTAGTAAATCCTGTATTAGGTGTCTGTAACTTCAGTGTTACATTAGGTGATGCGTAAGTTGCACTTACAATACCAACACCATTACTATTATCAACAGAAATCAATTCACTATCGCCAGGTGCCAAATTACCACCTGCAGTAATAATTCTAACAGAACCAACTGCACCACCACTCAGTTCTACTGAGAACTTTGCATCATTGTTAGTTGTATTTGTCTTTCTATTATAAACAACCAAATTAGGTGCTGTGATATACTTCTTACCAGTAGAAGTAATAGCAACACTATCTACAGCATAGTTGTCTTTCAAGAATACTACTTGTGAAACTTCTGCTTCTGGTCTTAGTGTTTTATCCGATGGATACTCATATCCAAAATCAACAACTTGTACATTACTCAAACCACCAATATCTAAACCAAATGGTGAGAATGCAGCAGATGATCCTGTAGTAGATGCAACTGAGATATTAGGAAGGTCTTTATATAAAAATCCTCCAGATGTTAGTTGTACTTTACCAACTGCACCTGTAGTATTCTTAGATGTAGTTGTACAAGTTAGTTGAGATATACTGGTATATCCTACTCTTTCTGGTTTATCAAATATATTGAATTGGTAGGTATTAGCAGTAGTACTAGTAATACTATGTCTTCCTGTATACTTACTTGTATTGACTATAATCTTAGAATAATCAACAATATCTTTATTAATCTCTATAACATCAAATCCCTGTATAGTTTTCAACCTATAATAGAGAACTGATGGTACTTGTTCTGTGAAATGAACTCTTGTCTTACCACCAGTAATACCTGGTTGTATTGGAGTAGTAACTTCAATAGCAGATACACCAGAACCAACAAACTGTTTCTTATAATCTTGATCTAAGAAGAATTCTAACTCAGTATTGATAAGAGTATTACTTGAGGTATCAAATTCTAAAGTATCACCTATAGTGACCTCTAAAGGTGGGTTTACAGAAGAACCTATACTTACAAACCTTGTCACAGAGTTATATGTCATAGCAACTGCACTAGTAGCAGAAGATACGACTGTAAGATCTATAACATCATCAGGTCTTAGAGTATGATTTTGTTGAGTAGTTACTGCAACACCAACCATCTCTATTGTTCCTGTTATAGCACCTCTTTGTGTCTCAAATCGATGAGTATTACCAATACCAGTATTAGTATCGAACATGACTCTTTGGAGATCAGATCCAATACCACTTTGAGTAGTTACAATACCAATAGTATCATTAGAAATTACCTGAACATATACTTCTGGTGGTAATGGTCTCTTGAATCCAGTATTGACACGTTTCATCGCATCAGTCTGATATGTCAGTGACGTACCAGCACCAGGACTATAAAGAAGTTTCTCACCATGCCTAAACTCATGAGGTGTGTATATTGATCTTGTAGGAATATTCCTAGATTGACCTCTAACTGTAATTGTATGTGCAATACCTGGTCCAAATGTCAGTCCTATACCAACATCTTTAGATCCATCAAAGTATTTGATAACATCCTTTACATTATCTGCATTAAAGTTATTCTTTAGATCATATGTAAATTCTTTTTCTAATCTTACAATATTAGATCCGAATGTATGTGCAGCAGCAACTGAACCGTTTTGTGCTCTTATAAGATCTAGTTTATTATTGTAAACATCAAAATTATAGATCTTTAATTGTTCTGCATCAATAAGAACAATATCATCGATCTCAAATTTCTTGGCTTTAGTTACATCTGGAAGATATTCACTTAGTAATATACTGGTAGTTACACCTAAAGCATCCATAGTAACACCAAGACCAGTCTTTACAACTCTTGATCTTAGTCTTGTTATCGCTTCAAGTCCAGTATGGGTATTAGTTGATATACCAGAAATTTTTACCCATGAATTATTTGATATTCCATGAGGAGTAGTAGTAAATCCAGTTACTGTAGCATCTCCACTAGTAGTGAGAACTACATCTTCAAAAGTTGTAATTTGTGTAGATAATGAATCTATTGCTGGAGCTACTATTTCACTAACGTGACCAACAGCACCAAAACCATCAGTATCAGTGTTATCAAAGGTAAGAGTATCGCCAACATTATATGCTTCACCACCAGAAATGATATTGACCTCATCCAATGCTCCATCACTTATACCCAAAACTTGTGCATTGAATACTGTGTTCTTACCTGCATTGGTAGTAAACTCATATTCAGGAAGATTGTATGAATTAGTATTTCTTACTAAACCTAACTTGATTGGATCTAACTTTTGATTAGTATCCTCATCAATGTTATATTCATCTAACTTTGAATTATAACTATCACCAATAACATAAGGGAATTCTGGTTTCCTAACTCCATTGAAAGGATCTGATGGGTTGGTAGTTAGATTCTGATCAAGAGTTGTATAGTAAGCATATATCCCATTTGGATATTCTGGTGTGGCAGCAAATCTACCATTATGCTCATCTAAGTCACCAAATCCTTCAGTATAAGTGAAATCCTCTACAAAGAATCCAGCAGGGAACTTAGTAATACTAGGACCATCTGGTCTTTGTCCAGATAATTTCTTATAACTCGATTCGATGTATTTGAGTGAACCATCTACATTTGCATAAGGTCCATATATCGGATTACCATCATAAGCATATCCTAGGATCGGAGAATGTACTATTCCATTATCATTCTTGAATTCTCTTAGTTTTCTTGGAACATAATAGTTGACATATGGATTACCTAATGTTTCATCAGTTAGAACTTCATAGAAACCATCATCTTCTTTGACATCCCCAAACTTAGCATATCTCTCAACTTGGTTTACATTCCAAGTCTTGATATTACTTGAGAATATAGAATCCTTACCTGGTGTTCTGGCAATACATGTTGTACCTGCCTGAGTATATCCCATACCCTTCTCAATCATAGCAATACTGATTATCTTTCCACCAGATATTATTGCCTTTGCTTTAGCACCAGTACCATCACCATTGATTATTATATCTGGTGTACTAAAGAAATTCTTACCACCATCTTTCAATACTATCTGATCAATTTGTCCATTGACGATAAGTGGTTGGAGATATGCATCCTTACCAAGCACAATATCTACAACAGGTACCAACTTATCGTTAATAACAGTAGATCCATAACCAGTACCAGCAGTTTCTACATGTACACTACTAATCTTACCTCTTATAATCGGACTTGCTGATGCAGCAGCAGTTGTTATACCCTGTCTACCATCAATAGTTATAGAAATATCTGGATCTTTGAATGTATGACTACCACTACCAGAATTACCTATATTCACATAGTTTGATAGATCTTTCTTAGTAGATACCCTAAATGAGTCATCATCTACCTTGATAACATAGTATTCTTTATTATTTGTTAAGTTTCCAGCAACACTAGCAGCAGAATACTTAACAATTTCTCCAGAAAGGAACCCATGATTAGGTATATTGATCAAATCAATGTGATGATTTATCTTTGAAGAAGGAATAACTAACCTTCTATTCTTGACCGTACCACCACTTACAACAAGAACCTTATCAACTATTTGTCTCCTATCAGTAGTTGTAAATTTCTGGATGCCTCCACCATTGGTAGTGAATGGCATTGAACCAACACCTGCAAGTGCATCTGCTTCAGTTTCGGCTATATGAATATTGAAATCATCTAACTTGATAACAAAATAAGGTGCAGAATCTACTAAGTTACCTGGCGTTATACCAATACCTATCGTTGTAGTGCCACCACTTGAATATATGACTTTCTCAGCATTCTTTAGACCATGTGGGCTTGTGAATACAAATCTATTAGTATGTGTATTGAGAACCCCACCAGATGAAGTACTATCAAACTCAACCACTTGAGGTTGAATCTTCATCTTTGCTTTTACTATAACGTCTTTATTATTACCACCAATGAAATTGACATTAGGGATCTCTTCGTAGTCAAGTCCTTTACTATCAACTAAAACTTCTGTTAATGTACCTTCAACTTGTGCTATACATGTTGCAGAACTTACTCCAGTAGTATGTCCATCCTGAGTAATAGACAAAGTAGGTGGATTAACTACATCATATTCCGAACCCTGATTGAGTACTTCTATAGTTTCTAAAGGTCCATGATAAACCTTATCGGTTGCTTTATATGAGTATATTTCTACGCCATTAGCAAACAATCCTACTGGTCCTTGAACTGTTTTTGTCTTTATAGATCCAAATTCAGGTTGCTTGAATCTCCTAAGAATCTTTTGTGCACCCAGATCGGTACCGTAAACAGTCTGTGGGGTCAGTGTATGAGTAGATATACCAGATAGGTCATCACCCTCAAAAACATTGATAAACTGCCCTCTACGGACGTTATCAGCAGAATACGATAATGAAAGTGTATTCTGATCATGTGACTTGACATAATATGGAACTCTATCATCTAAATTTGATAATGTTCCTATACCAGACACATAAGAATATACAACTAGATCACCATCATTGAAATTATGATTAGGTGAATATAGTCTAGTAGTAGTTGCTGCAACAGCAACATTATCAAAGGTTCTTATACGTTTTTGTGGGTCAATATTCCAAGAAGGTAGACTATTTGATGCAACATATACTTCATTCTCATTATTAGAATAAGAATTCTGAACATCAGCAGTATATCCAAGTTGAGTCTTTACAACCCTTCTAAAATAATATACCTTAGTCAAATCTAAGGTAGTAGTACTAATTTCTAGAATTTTATCAGATACAATACCAGTTATAGTACCAGGTACTACTACATTATCTTCATCAACTACCTCAATAACATCATCTACAAATAAACTATGATTTTGGTTTAGTTCAAACCTATAGTTACCAGGTGCAACAAGTGTAATTCCAAAAATACTGTACTTAGAAGCAGTATTATGAATAAAGGTTGACCATCTATTATCCTTCTGCTCTTTACCTAAACTCTTTACATTGATACTACTTTCTTCTTGTTGATTTGAAGCAGATCCTACAAACTTATTAAGAACACCCAATACGTTTAGATCTACCCTCTTACTAAGATCACCATTCTCGTATGAGTAGGCAGTCAAACCAGCAGTTACAGTTGATCCAATACCACAAGGTGCAGTTATACTCGATACACCTAAAAACTGAGTATAATTCTTATCGGTATATTTGAATACCCTATCTTCAAAACTTACAGTTCCAGTAGTACCAAAACCTACAGTAGAATCAACGTTTAGGATAGTTCCACCTGAAGGTGTGCTTTGAGTCAAGAAGGTTTTACCTGCTTGCTCAAATTTACCTAGAGTTGTACCTTTAGATAAAGCAACTTTATAATAAGTCTTATTAGCAACAACACAACGTTCTACATTATAGATAGATCCACTAGTTTGTACAGGTGTAGTGTCCTGTATTAGACTCTGACCCTCAATACTTAATGGGTCACCATTCACTACATCACATACTAAAATATCATTTACAATATAATCCGCATCTGATGGTCTTACTAAGTACTTGGATGGTTGAACCATCTCAACTGGTTCACCATACAACGCACCAAACAATATCTTGAATGCTTCTTCTGTACCCTTAGACTTATAGAAATCCTTTGCCTGTCTAATAAAATTAGATTGGTTTAGTTCTTCATTTAGAGGTCTTTCGGAGAATCCTGGTAAGAATTGTACCTTTAGTTTCTTGAGAAACTCCTTTAGAAATATATTACTGAGGTTTGTTACCCTTGATTCTGCACGATGTGTTCCAATACCTGTTGCAGTAAAGGTTAGGTATTCTGGAGCATTAGTCTTATTATTCTTCTCTATACCACTAAAACCCCTAACACATCCAGTGAAAGAAGTACTACTGATACCAGTATAAGTTATTATCTCATCATTTATCTTCAGCAATCCCCATTGTCTAGGCCAACCCTTAGTAGAATCAACATAGATCGTAGAATCTAAACCATTTGCATACGAGGTTACAGACGTAAACCCAGTCATCACCTCATTATTGAGATAATCTAGTTGCTTATACTCTACAAGATTATCAGCGATATCAATTGTACCGCCTTGGAATTCCTGAGAGATATAATATTGTTTTAGAAATTCGCCAAAGTAAGGATTTTCATCACCAACATACTGGGGTATCTGGCTCTGAATTACTTCGTTTATCTTTACTTTTGTGAATGATGTTGTGATCATTAGGTAGTTGCCGTAGTAGTATTTACCCTCTTATTTTTTCGCCATTTGTGTAACTAGATTGAATATTGAATCTAGTACCAGATGTATTAGCACCTGAAGCGATGGAGTCTTCTCTCATGTAGAAATTGCTATTAGCAACAGAGAATTGTAAATACAACTCTTTTCTTGCAAGAACATCGTTAGATTCAGGTATTGCCTGTACTTCAACAATGTTATTTGGTTTAACAGTACTGGTTATGTTTGCAGTATTGATAACTACCTCACCTTTCTTATAATCAACAGTTCCAAATGAACTGGATAGAACAGTTGCTGTATTATCAGCAGCAAGAGAGAACAAGAATAAATTGCCCTTAGTTGTTCCAGCAATACGTATATCCGAGAAATAAACAGTCTCAGATATGCCACTTACAGTAAATCCAGTAGATTTGATGTTATAAGCATCTGCTCCTATATGAAACTCATTATCAAAACATAATTCATATTGTGTCCATTGGTTGATCTGTGCTGGTAAATCTCTTCTAATTCTTACCGTAGTAATATTTGAAGTAATTGTAGTACTTACATTGTCAATAAGTGATAGAACCTTACTGTATTTGAATCTGCCACCAAACTTATTCAATTCGGGACCAGATGCAAATGCTGCTAATGAACTAACAACATCTGTCTTCATATTCTCTGGATCTCCTACAAAGTT